AGGCTGGTGCTTTAGGTGGCGCTGGTGGTCAAGTTGCTTCTGAGTTTGTTCAATCTGATGCTATTGTAAGCGGTCGTAAAATTTCTTTAAATAAAATAAATCCTTTTAGTACTTCTAATGCTGCTTTGCAGTTATCTCGCGATGTTGGTATGGCTACTGAAACTTTTGTTCGTGGTTCTCTTGGGTTTGATACGTTAAAAAAAGGTGGAACTTCGGGAGAAGCGTTTGATCAGATAATGAAATTTCATTTTGATTATTCTGATCTAAGTGGTTTTGAGAAGAATGTAGTTAAGAAAGTTGTTCCTTTTTATACTTGGCAACGTAAAAATTTGCCTTTGATGCTTGAGCAATTTGCTAAGAATCCTCAAGTTTTTAATAGATATAATTCTTTAAAAAAGAATATGGAACAAGATTTAGATAAAGATGCAATTATTCCAGAATGGATGCAACGTTCTGGTGCTATTCAAACTCCTTTCAAATACAAGGGTGAGAATATGTATATTGCAATGGATATGCCTTTTAGTGCTCCTATGGAACTTATTGATCCTGCTTTAAGGTTTGATAAGGATATGTCTATAGCTGACAGGTTTGGTGCTATGGGTGGGGCTTTGGCTTCGAATGTGACTCCTTTGATTAAAGCTCCTTTTGAAATGGGTGTTAAGCGAGATTTGTGGAGAGGTAGAAGTTTTGATGGAAGGTATATAGCTGTTCCTACTGTTTACACAATGATTCCTGGTTTGATGCCTGTTTTGCAACAGACTGGAATGACAGGTAAAAATAATGATGGGGATTATGTGATGAAAGATTGGGCTTTGCATGGCATGGCTCAGTTGTTGCCTACTCTTATGGATGCTAGGCGGTTAGCTCCTATGGGTGAAACGAAGTATGAACAGCGTTTGTTAACTAATTGGATTTCTTTTTTTACTGGTACTGGTCTTCGTACTAACACTCAGTGGGAACAACAGCAAACAATAAATTCTAATAGTTATAAAATGCGTCAAAAAAGAAATGAAGAAAGAGGACTTCGGTAGGCGGGGACAGTTATTCTATAGGTATGCAGTTTATTTCTCGTGATGAATGGGGCGCTTTGGACTCGGGGAAACCTTTGTCTACGTTTAAACGTGTGCCTGAAGGAGTTATAGTTCATCACACTACGGGTTCTGGTGTTGATCCGTGGCAACGGATCAAGCAACATGATAAGTATCATGTGAAGACTCGTGGATGGAAATCGATCGCATACAACTGGTTAGTTTCTGGTGAAACTGGTGAAATATTTGAAGGGAGAGGTTGGAAACAGGGGGCTGCTACTAAAGGGCAGAACTCTAAAACTACTTCTATTTCTTATATTGGGTCTGGAGATGATCTGACTCATAATGGCAAGGAGGCTATCCTTACCGTCATAGAGGCTTTGCGGAAAGAGTATGGTGACCACTTGTGGGTCAAATGCCATAGAGATTTCGGCACAACTTATTGCCCTGGCGACGGTCTAGCTACCTGGATTAAATCTGGTATGCCGATGGTGGATATGCAAACTTCTGTTCAGTTAGAAATAAAACTTTCAGATATGGAATCTTTGAGTGCCGATTTCAGGCGTGAGCCTTTGCATCGGGGTTCTAAGGGTAAGAATGTTATAGCTTTGCAGGTCCGTTTGAATGAACGTATCAATACTCAGCTTGTTTGTGATGGTTCTTATGGTCGTTTGACTGAGAAAGCGGTTCGTGAGTTTCAGTCTATGTACCCTATCCGTAAGGATGGTCGTGTTGGTCCTGTCACTTGGCGTTATTTGTGGACTGTTTAAGGAGAAATTATGTTTAATTTAAGTTTTTTGAAAGATGTTTTTGAGCGTGCCTTTTCTACTTTTTGTCAAGGTTTCGTAGGGGCTATGGCTGTGCCTGGTCCTAGCTTGTTTGATTCTATAAAGATTGCTGGAGTTGCTGCTCTGATTTCTGTTGGTAAAGCTGTTGCGGCTACCCGTGTAGGCGATTCTCAATCTGGTTCGCTAGCAGGGTAAATGTCTTCTGAGTCTGAGGATGAGGAATGGCAGAATTGGGAAGCAGAATACAATTATGTGTCTTCTGATATTTATCAGTCGATTAAAAAGAGTTCTCATTTATTAGATGTTGATGATGGTCATCACGCTAAATGGCATGATGACCAGTTGGCTGTAATGATTGTTATTCCTTTTGAACATGCTATGGCTTTTTCTGCTGAAGCTTTGATGAATGATCCTGAACAGAGTCCTGTGCATGAATACGTTTTTCAGGCTGTTACTGGTTTGATTTTGGCTGCGGCAGAGGTTATGGACGATTCAGATTATCAGTCTGAGGACGAAGAGTAAGTTAAATACTTTCTTACTGTTGGATCGTATTTAAGTTTTCTTTTAAGTTTCCTTAGGATGTAATCACGCTTACGAGCTACTGTAGTTTTGGGCATTGAGATCCATCTACCCATCTCTCTTAGGCTTGTTTTTTGAAAGAGCAGGTAATCTAAAAACCATTGTTCGTCAGGGTCTAGTGTTTCGTAGGCATCTAGTACTGCGTTTTGTAATTCTAAATGTAATTTTTTTTCGTTGTTGAATGCTTCCCAAACGCTGTCACTATCTTTAGTGCTAAATAGATAGGAGGTAAGCGGGTCATAGGGATATTCCTTGCTTGCCATAAGACCATGCTAGGTCTACATTTATTGCGTAATATTCGTTTCCTTCAGGGAATTTTTTTATTTTAGATACTTCGCATAAGCCTGTAACAGTTTTTAAAGTTAAGAAAGTATCTCGGTTTTGTGTAGCATCATACACAAAGAGAAGAACGGGCATTTGTTTGTGCCATTCATGCAAGGACCTTAGTTTGTTTGGTTTCATGTGGAGAACGCGAGAAGCTCCAAGGCCCTGAACTTCAACTAAGTATTGTTCAGTTAAATAGTCTGGTGTATTTCGTACCATTTGCGATACTTGGTTTAATTTAAAGTCTGGTCTGTTCAATCCGTATCTGTAGAAAGGCCAAGGAGAGTTTTCTTCAAAGCGTTTTTCTGCTTGATCGCCCATTCCTTTTATCCTTTCTGAGAATGGACGGTCTTTAAAACTCATTTTTTAAATGCTTCTATTACTACTACGTCTCTATCGTTTACAATGATTCCTGCTTTTTGTAAACCGTCGGCTGCTAATTTTACGTAGTTATCTAAATCTCCTTTTAGTTTTGTTTTACCCCAGTCAGGTAAGGACACAATTTTTATGTAGGTTCTGTCTTCAAAGAAAGACATTTCTATTTTGATTGGGCCGTCAAAAATTGGATAATTTTCTCCTGCCGCATCTACATATTTTTGTTCAGCTTCTCTTGTTTCTGGAGGATTGTAAGTATGACCTGTCTTGGTCATCCTTGGACGACCTTTGGGACGTGGCCTGCCGTCTATAGTTATTTCATACTCAGACGGCTGCGAGTTTGGCTGCGTTGTCAACGAGTCTTTGGATTTGTCTGTCACTGTCTGCCCTTCCAATAAATTTAGGTCCGTCTTCAGGCCACCATTGGCTGAGTTTGGAATCTAAATCAGTAGTCCATGAAATTACGTCTGTTCTTTCAAACCCTGTTTCGAACATGGCTCTAGCGAAACGGTTTAGGAAACCGTGTCTGCCTCTACCCGCTCCTTCTTGCATGTAATATGCAACTGGTCCCTTGCTGAACATTGTTAATGGAAGCCCTTTTAAACGACTCCCATCTATCCTCATTAGTGGTGCTTTGCTGTAATCTCTTGCTGGTGGCAAATGGCTTTTTGTTTCAGCAACAGGGTATTGGTATAGTTCTGCTGCTCTTTCCAGTAAGTCTGTAGGCGTTCTATGTTTCTCGGCCAGAATTATAAAATCAAATACATCTAGGTGTAAGCCATCCACTATTACTTCTTGTCTACCTTCGGGGCGGGAGCCTCCGTAGGGTAGGCGCATGTAGTTTCCTGGAGGACCGTCTAAGTAATCTTGTTTTGGATATACTGCGTCGTAGTTTGCGCCAACCATTTGCATTATTGCTTGCATGGCTTGTCGCATTACTTTTGCTGGTACCCATTCCTGATTGAATATCCATAGGTGGCAACCCTTACTTCGAGAGAGTTCTACCCACGACACTATATCTAAAGCTTGAAACAAATTTTCTGCGCTTCTAGCTATTGTTAGTGCGTCTTCTCCTTCGTCAATGTCTATTGCTCCCCATTTGCAATGCCATAAATCTTCTGACATGTCAGGGTATACAGGTTTTGTTTGATCTAGAACTGAAGCTTCGATAAAGCCTGCTGGTCCTCCTGCTTGTCGGTAAGGATCGTAAACCATTGGATAAGTTCCAATCATTTCTTCTCCTGTAAGATGTCTTTCGAATTTTAAAGTGTCTACTCCTACCCATCTGCAACCGCCAGAGTCGGTGCCGTGAGCGTAAGCAAACCCTTCAAATAATTTTCCGAACGCTGCTCCTGCTAATTGTGGATCGTTGTTTTCAATCATCGAAACTAGGCTGCTCCCATGAAACTCCTGGCTCTAAGACTCGGCCAGATGGATCTATTGTTAAATTAACTTCTGCTTTTTCTCCATCCCCAGATTTGTTTTTCCATAGCCCTGCGGATAGTTCGTTAACATAATATGCTTTAGTTTCTTCGTCTAAGCTGATGTCGTCGTAGCGTCTCCAAGTTTCTATAAGGAAATGAGATTCTGAAGTTCCGCCGTATCGGCCAGACTCCATCCCTCCAGCTTTACCTCTGTTGCCAGAGCCTCTACCAGATTGGTGAATCATTATTCCTACTACTCGCCAGTCAGATACTAGCTGCTTGAATGATTCTATTTTAG